GGGCTCGGATGGGACGATGGTGGCAGGAACATAATGAAGTTTGATGTTGTCTTTGATATGCATGAAGAAGCAATGTACGCCACTGAGGGAGCCAACTGGATTCTACATGAAGATGGAACTACCCGATATAGTAGACCAGAAAATTATTCAGAAGTTCTTGCACACTTTGCTAGAGCTAAGCGTAGAGTCAAAGGAGAAAAATGCTTAACACCGTAGGTCTATTTACTAGTGATGAACTAGATCGCATAGAAGATATTGGTCATAGGCTACCTCCGCTACCTGCTACTGTAGTTTCGCCTAAACCTGCTATCCACAGATCAGGGAAGATCGCTTGGATACACCCTGAGCCGGAGTACCGCTGGATATACTTGAAGGTAATGGCTGAAATGAATAAGCTTGGTCCCTTTGAAGAAATGCAGAGCCTCCAGTTCACAATTTATGGTAAAGGTGACTTCTACAAGAAGCACAGAGATAACGGACCTTCTGAGGATGCTACTGTTAACCGAAGGTGTGTGTCTGCGGTACTCCAGTTATCAGAGCCTAAGCATTATGATGGTGGCACGTTACTCCTGTATGATGGCTCTAGTCCTATCCTAACAATGAAGATGAGAGGCTTGTTAACAGTCTTCTCTCCCTCAGTGTTTCATGAAGTAACTGAAGTAACCCGTGGTTTGAGGAACACGCTGGTATGTTGGGGGCTTAAAGCGGATGTCTAACATAATTCAAACTCAGAAGACTCTCGAAGAAGAGATGGTGGCGTTAGGCATCAAGCGTTACCGTGACGAACTCCATAAGGCGAAGAAAGGGAGCTTTGAAAGCTCAACTCCTGCTGGAGTACATTTACTAAGAAAAGGAATCAATCGTGTTGAAAGAGCAATCATTAAACTCAAAGACCAATATAGAAACGGAGAACCATTACCTTACACCGTGTCAGCAGTTGAGAAAATATTCTTACTACCAACTGATGTTCTGGCGTTCATTACTCTCAAGACCTGCATCAATTTCCTTTCAGTCCCCACAAGACTGGTTAAGGTGGCATCAGAGGTGGGTTCTTTGGTTGAAGATGAAGTTCGACTTGGCGAGTTTAAGAATGCTATGCCTAAATACTACAAGGCAATTGTAAGAGATCTCAATGACAAATCTACGAGCTACAGACACCAAAAGAGGAGCTTGGTTCACGCCAGTATTAAGCAGGGAGTCTCTTGGGAGAACTGGAAGCCAACTCTAAAAGTAAGGCTAGGGCAACTGTTAGTCCAACTAGTATGTGACGAGACTAAACTCTTCGAGACTAAGCTACAGACGTTAATGACTCAAGAGCGTAAACACACCTACATGGTCACACCTACTGATAAAACCTTAGAGTGGGTAAAGTCTAAGAACAGTATCTGTGAGCTGTTAAACCCAGTGAAGCTACCAACGGTTATACCTCCAAAACCTTGGACTTCTCTATTCTCCGGTGGATACTATGTCTACGACAAAATGTGTCTGGTTAAAACTAAGGATGAGAGCTACCTTAACCAGCTTAAGGATCTGGACCTTACTAAAGTGTTTAAAGCTGTCAACGTGGTACAAGATACTGCGTGGAGAGTCAATAGTAGTGTCATGGCTGTTATGGCCTCTCTATATTCTAGTGAGTCTGATTCTCCGGTTATCCCTACTTTTCTTGAGAAGCGAATGGCAGAGGCGTTTCCTACAGGGGAACCGTCAGAAGAATTAACGGCAAAAATTAAGAAGTGGAAACTCAAGTCACTTTTGATTCACAAAGAGAATATCAGAAAGAAAACCAAAAGAATTCAGTTCGCACAGTTTATGTGGATGGTTAACAAGTTCAAGGATAGCGAGAAGTTCTACTTCCCCCACAACATAGATTTTAGAGGGAGACTATATGCTAGCACTGCTTTTCTTAATCCACAGGGTGATGATGCGGCACGAGGAGTCTTAGAGTTTCATGAAGGTAAACAGTTAAACACAGAGTCAGCCTTTAGATGGCTAAAGATACATGGAGCAAATTGTTATGGTATGGATAAAGTCTCACTGGATGACAGGGTTAGGTGGGCTGAGAAGAACATGGAGTTCTGTCTTGAGTGTGCTGAGAACCCGCTCGAATACACTTGGTGGATGCAAGCCGATAAACCGTGGCAGTTTCTCAGATACTGCTTTGAGATCTATCATAAACCATTACGAAGTCACCTCCCCATCACAGTCGATGGAAGTTGCAATGGCCTACAGCACTTCTCAGCTATGCTCAAAGACACTGAAGGTGCAAGGGCTGTTAACCTGTTACCCTCCAGAGAGCCAAATGATGTCTACCAAATTGTCTGTGATAAAGTCAACGAGCAACTAGCAGATGATGATAACCCACTCGCGGAATCGTGGGCTAACGATGTAAAGAGGAAAATAATTAAGAGGCCCGTTATGACTACACCTTATGGAGTAACGTTGTACGGAATCAAAGAGCAGATCCACCAAGAGTTAACAAAGCAACTTGATGAGGGCGTAGAGTATAAGAACATAACGAAAGAGACTGACCTCTGGCCCTACTGTATGTATCTAGGCAACCAGACTTACAAAGCCATAGGAGATATCGTAGTGTCTGCTAGGAAAGGCATGAAGTGGTTACAGAGTATCGCTAGTATGGCAGGTAAGAAAGACCAGTGGTTATACTGGTATCTACCTTCGGGGTTCATGGTCAAGCAGAGGTACTCCAAGGCTATCGTGCGTACCGTTAAGACAACTATATGTGGCAAGCTTAGTTATCTATTTGTAGCAGTCGCGATGAACGATAAGCTAGATAAGCACAAGCAGATTAACGGTATAGCTCCTAACTTCGTTCACAGTTATGATGCGTGTCACTTAATGCTCTCGGTTACAGAAGCTAGGGAGCGGGGCATTAATAGTTTTTCAGTAGTTCACGATAGCTTTGGAACCCATGACTGTGACATAGAGAAGTTAGGTATTATTTTAAGGGAAAAATTCATAGAGATATATCGAGAGGACGTTTTACTCAATTTTAAGAATGAGGTCAACGCACAGATAGACGGGGACATACCAGATCCTCCTACCTTTGGTGACCTTGATATCGAGGAGGTAAGAAATGCCCAGTTCTTTTTTAGCTAACACAAACATCACTGGCGTAGCCCAAAGGATGGTAGGTGTGATGGATTATTTACACGACTATCCTAGAGCCGAGAGGATCGCAGTTATTTCGTGCTTGTTTAATTCTATTTTTAAGCTTAAGCTAGAAGATACGTACACCGTTACGGATGTCATGCTTATTGTAGACAACATGAGAGTGGACTGCGAGACTCGCTGGTGGAACAAAGAGTTTGCTGGTGCAGAACGCTACGTCAAGGAGGAGCTTTGAGTGATAAAGTAAATCATCCTGATCATTACACTGCAGGAGGTATAGAAACTATAGATTTTATAGAAGCTAAGCAACTATGTTATCATAGAGGCAACGCTATAAAGTATATCTCTCGATCTCATCTCAAAGGTAATGTTGTCGAGGACATACAAAAAGCTATCTGGTATTTAAACAGATATTTAGAAGTGCATAACAATAACAAGGAGGAATTATGAGTGAAAACATGATGATTACACCGGTAGGAATTGCTAGTTATCCGTGGGTTAACGAGCCTGATTACAAGTTTGATAAGCTTGGTCTCTACCAGATTAAGTTGATCGTTGCTAAGGACAAAGCAAAGACTATGATAAACCAGCTTGTTAAACTTAACGAAACACAGGATGGCTACAGTGCAGAGAAATCTGTGTGGCCCTTCTCCGATGAGCTCGATGATCAGGGAGTGCCAACTGGCAATACAGTTATCAAGTTCAAGATGAAAGCCAAAGTTATTCCTAAACATGGGGAACCTTGGGAACAGAAGCCGCTCATTAAGGATAAAAATGGTAACCGAGTGTTGGACACAAAGTTAGGCTCTGGTTCTGAAGTACAGGTAGCCTTTGAACCCTACCCTTACTCCATGTCTGGTAAGTTTGGCGTTAGCTTACGACTCAAGGCTGTTAGAATCCTTAAGCTTGTAGAGTATACCAGTGGTGTTGACTTCGGTGACGTACCTCAAGGCTACGAGACTAAGGAAGAGACCAGTGACGTACCCTTCTGAGCTACCTAAGACTCGAAGTGGCCTCGAGGATCAACTTGTTGAACAGTTGTGTCGCTCCGATGTTAAGTGGTGTTACGAGCCGTGGTGGATACGTTACACTCAGCCTGAGACTATAAGGAAGTACAAGCCTGACTTTGTTATTAACAACAAGATTTATATTGAAGCTAAGGGAAGATTCCAAAGTGCAGATCGACAAAAGCATTTGTTAATTAAAAAGGATCTCCCCGAGCTAGATATCAGGTTTGTATTTAGTAATCCTAAGTTATCAGTTGCTGTAATGTTAATTAAAGTTTGAT